TTCCGCCAGTAACAGCAGTAACCTTAAATCAAATGATTCCAACAGATCTATTTGTTGGTGAGTTTTATTTGAATGAGGTTGATGATTTATTATGGATTAGAACCGAAAATGGTATTTTACCTATTTCTTTATCAGGATCAACAGGAACAACTTCAACTCCGAATTTAACACAAGTATTATTTCAAGGTAATGCCACAAATGGATACGATATTGAAGTATCTGCTGGCGATACAATTGTATTTAGTGGTTTATCATCAGGAGTAACATCTCAATTCTTAGGAATTGATGCAAGTGGAAATACAATAGTGTCGAGTGTAAGTCCAGGAACTCCTGATTTACAGAGTGTTTTGACTGTTGGTAATACCACAGGTCCAAATAATATTGTCTTTCCTTCAGGTCAAAAAAACATTGGTGATTTAGGTTATGGATTCTTTGAACCCCAAGCCAGTGATAATTCAGTTAACATGGGATATGTCACAACTGGTGCAACAGGAGGTTTTGGTATTTCTGATACAGCATTAACAGCAAATTTTTATAATGGAACACAATCAAGTGATATAGCCAATGATGGTAATTACATTAAAATTGGGAATTCAGGTGGTGGTTATTTTAAATCACAAAATTCTGGAGCTACATCAGGGATGACAATAGGTGTTTCAGTAGGTTCAAAATTATATATTGAAAATTTAACATCTGGTTCAACAAATACATTTTTATCAATTGATACAGATACTAATCGGATTTTTTATCAATCAGGAGGAACAGGCTCTAATGGAACATCAGGTACAAGTGGTATTAATGGAACTTCGGGAACCAATGGAACTGATGGTAGTAGTGGAAGTTCAGGTACGGATGGTTCTTCAGGAACAAGCGGAACAGATGGTTCATCAGGAACTTCAGGTACTGACGGTTCAAGTGGTTCTTCAGGAACAGATGGCTCTTCAGGAACTAGCGGTACAGATGGTAGTAGTGGTGTGAGTGGGACTAGTGGTAGTTCAGGAACCTCAGGAGCAAATGGAACAAGTGGGACGGATGGAAGCTCAGGTTCGAGTGGAACTAGTGGCTCAAGTGGATCTTCAGGAACAAGTGGAGTTGGAGGTCTTGGATTATCTGCGAAATCAGGTGTGATCATAGGAGAAAGTGGATGGTATGAAGATGTACCTAATATGATTTATTTATATGATGTTGTATTCGCACAACCATTTGGATCAACAGCATATACAATAAGTCTTTATTATACTTTACCAAGTGCAACTAATTTTTCACCAAGTACTTTTAGAAATCAAACAGTTTCAGGATTTACAGCTGAAATACCTTTTACGGCAACTACTCAAATTGTTGAATGGTCAGCTATTGCTCATGGTGAAGTAGGATTACCTGGTACAAGTGGAACGGCAGGTTCTTCAGGTACTTCAGGTTTATCTTATGGAACTAGCGGAACTGCTGGTACATCAGGAACTAATGGATCAAGTGGAACTAATGGTTCAAGTGGAGCTAATGGATCAAGTGGAACAAATGGATCTTCAGGAACTTCAGGTATAGGTTCAAGTGGAACTTCAGGAACATCAGGTGGTGGAAGCTCAACACCTAAAAGGGGTATACATTTTAATACAACTCAAGTACCAAATCAAATGGGTATGTTATCTCTTACCTCAAATTCAACTCAAGTTGCTTGTAATGGATTTGAAAATAGAATTATAGCATATCCTGTAATACCTGTAGTGGATACAATTATTTCAGGTTTAACAATAGATCAAGGAGGAACAGGTTCAGGTGCTGAGGGAGTTTTAGTGATGTATTCAGATTCAAATAATTATCCTAATTCATTGATAATGTCTAGTTCAACAATTGACTTATATCAGGGTGGAGGATGTTGTAGAATGCATAATTTTACATTTGATCCTTATGTTTTAAGTGCTGGTACACAATATTGGCTCGGTGTTGGTTTTAATGGAACAAATTTATCTAGTGTTGGTTTATATGCATATTTTGCTTCAGGATTATTATCAATAGGTAGACCAAATGTCACAGATGGATATAGTACTAATTATAAAGTTGCAATTTCAAACACTTTTACATTTCCTGCAATACCTACAACCTTCACAAATGGTGGTACAGGAAGTTTTTATGATAGTTGGGTTGTAAATGGATATTATGGAGGAACAGGTTCCCTACCTGCAGTATATGTAAGATTTTCAACATAAATTAAATTAAAATAAAATATGGCTACAAGAGAAATTATAAATTACGATCAACATGGAATTGTTAGTATTGAAACAATAGAATTACCTGATATTGATATTGATATTCAAATTAAATCAAAAGAAGAACATTTAATTTCAATTTATGAAGAAATTCAACAATTGAAAAATATTAAAGAAATTAATAATCAATAATTATGCCTATAAAAGAGTGTCAATTTGAAGGTAAACCAGGTCTTAAATGGGGAGATCAAGGTAAATGTTATACCTATACTCCAAACAATGAGGGATCTCGTAATAAAGCAAGAAAATCTGCCATTCTTCAAGGTATTGCAATTGGTGATTTTGCCGAGATTGGTGAAAGAGGTGGAATCAAAGAATCCAAGAAAGCTCCAAAATCTGATACTCCAAATCCAAATCCAAAAGGAGAAGGAACGGCAAAAGGTAGTGCTTCAACGACAAGAGGTGCTGAGGTTTCAAAAGCAGTAGAAGAATCTCTACAAAAGAAAGCCGATACATTTAATGAAAGATATAAAGATAAACTTGGATATGGTGTAAATGTCGGAATGTTAAAATCCGTATATCAAAGAGGTATTGGAGCTTATAATGTTTCACATTCTCCAACAGTTCAATCGGCTGGTCAATGGGCTCAAGCACGAGTAAACGCATTTTTATATTTAGTTAGAACAGGAAGACCTGAAAATAGAAAGTATGTTGGAGACAATGATCTTCTACCTAAAGGACATCCAAAGAATCAGAAATTTCAAGATCTAAGAGTTTCTTTTGATTATCATGATACATTGACTACTGATAAGGGTAAAAGACTCTTACAAAAAGAATTTGATGAGAAAAACAACATTTATATCATATCTGCTGCACAAGATATAAATGAACTTCTACCATTTGCAGAAAAATATGGTATTAGAAAAGATCATGTATTTGCAACAGGATCAAATCAGAAGAAAGTAGATAAAATAAAAGAATTGAATATTGTTAGACATTACGATAATAGTCAACAAGTGAAAGATATTATTGATTCTCGTGATGATGTGAATGTGGACCTCATCAAAGTATAAAAACACCCCATAATATTCGATATTTACTTAAAAAGTAATTATGGCTCAAACAGCTCAAATCAATATAAATGTTAATTCCAAATCAGCACAAGATAGCGTTGATAAATTATCTAAATCCATAAATAGTGCTGGTACAACTGCAGCATCTTTAAAGGCCGAGTTAAGACAAGTAACTGTTGAACTTCAAGGTTTAGAACCAGGTAGTAAAAGATTTCAAGAGTTATCAACAAGAGCAGGTCAATTAAGAGATAGAATTGCTGATACAAATGCTGTAATTACAGCAACTGCAGGTAATGTTACTGAGAACTTTGGTAGAGCCTTAGGAAATGCAGTGCAGATTGGGGTTGCAGGATTTCAAGGGTTAATGGCAGCTCAAACCTTATTTGGTATTGAGAATGAAGATTTACAAAAGACAATTGCAAGAATGACAGCTCTTTTGAACTTGTCTCAAGCAATCGAAACATTTGGTGGATTAAGTGATAAGTTAGTTGAATTAAAAGCAGGTTTCACTCCAATTCTAACTCAGTTAGGATTATTAAAAACCGCTCAAACAGGAGTGGCTGTTTCTACAGGAGCCGCTGATGCTGCATTAGTAGGAGAAGCTGTTGCTGCTGATGGAGCTGCCGTTTCAACAGGGATATTTGCCACAGCTCTAAATGCTTTACCATTGGTTGCGATCGTAACAGCTTTAGGAGTTTTAGTTGCAGGACTAATCAGTTATGCAACCGCTTCAGGTGATGCTGAGAAACAAGAGAAAAAAAGAGTTGCAAGTTTAAAGGCTCAAAGAGAAGAAGAAGAAAAGGCAAGAAAAACAATTGCAGAAGAAAGTGCTGAGTATGTTGGATTGATATACCAATTGAAGGCAACAAATGCTGGTTCCAAAGAAAGAACTGATTTGATTAAAAAGATCAATGACACTTATGGAACGACACTAAAGAATTTAAAAGATGAAACTGCATTTCAACAGCAACTTAATTTAGAAGTTGCAAACTATATCGCATACCAAAAGGCTAAGTTTCAATTACAAAAAAATGAGGAAAAAATTGCCTTAAATCTTGAAAAACAAGATGTATTAAATAAAAAGATTTTAGAAACTCAAAAGAAAATTGACAATCTAAAAGCAATCAAATTAGGTCCTGATGATTTACGAGCAGGTAAAATTGCTCAAGATCTTCAAGATTTAAATAAAGTACTATTAGGTTATCAAGGTCAATTAGATGCCGCAAACAAAAGATTAGAGGCTTATGGTAAAGTCGCTGTTGATGTTAATGGAGTAATCAATGAGGTTACCGATGGTGGTAAAAAATATGGGGAACAAACAAAAAACAATAAAGATGATATTAAAGATGTTACTGATGAAACTGAAAAGTATGCTGGCCTTTTGGATGAGGTTAAAGACAAACTTGAAAGAGAAGTTGCCGTTCAACAAACAACAGAAAAGTTAAGACAAGATAGACTAACAGGAATTGATAAAGAAATTAGTTCAATTGAGAAGTTGTATGGTGATGAAAGACAATCAATCATAGATAGATCTATTCAAAGAGAGCTTACACTCTTAGATGAGAGATTTAAAAAAGAGGGTAAGAGTGAAGCTGATTACTTAAAAGCTGCTGAAGAGATCAGAACTAATTATTCAAAATATTTATTGGATAGTGAGGCTGAATTATTACAGACATTAGATGCGTATAGACAACAAGATATTGATAATACAAAACAAGCTTATACAGCTAAAGAACAAATCGTTTTAGAAACAACCAAAAATATTCAAACTCAAACTCAATTATTACAATTAGAATTTGAGAAAAGTGAAGCAATTAGAATAATTGACGAATCAAAGAAAACTGAAGAGGAAAAACAAGAAGCAAAACTTGAGGTTAGAAAGAAATATGCTCAACAAGAAATTGATCTTTTAAATAAGAACTTGGATGAACAAAAGAAACTAATCGAACTTCAATTGAAAGAAGTTCTTAATGATGAAAATAAAACTCAAGCTGAGAAGGAACAAGCTACAACTGATGCAAATCAGAAATTGATTAAAGCCACTCAAGATACCGCTGATAAAATCAATGAGATTAATGCTGGGGTTAAACCACCATTAAGTGATGAGGAAGAATTCCAAAAGAGTTTAGAAAAAATTGGTGAATATGTTGATGCTGTAGTAACGGCATTTAACGCATTGTCTACAACTCTAACAATGATTAATGATCAGAGATTTGCAAATGAACAAATGCAAATTGATGGTAGATATGAATTTGAGAAACAAGCTTTGGAAAACCAATTGGCTGAAGGAATAATTGCAAGAGAACAATATGATAATTCATTGAAGGAACTTGATCAACAAAGAGAACAAGAAGCTCTCCAATTGAAGAAAAAAGAGTTTGATGCAAATAAGAGATTGAATATGGCAAATGCGATAATCAATGGAGCTCAAGGAGTTCTACAAGCTTTAGCATCATCAGCCCCTCCAATTAACTTTATCTTAGCAGGTATTGTAGCTGCCGCAAGTGCAATTCAATTTGGAGTAATTGCAGGACAAGAATTTACAGCTGCAGGTGGTGGTATCGTTCCTGGCATTGGATCAGGGATGGTAGATACAGTTCCTGCAATATTGGCACCTGGTGAAACTGTGATTAATGCTCAATCATCGGCGATGTATCCTGAATTATTAAATCAAGTCAATATGGCAGGTGGAGGAATATCTTTAAAACCTGATTTACCTGGTATAAACAGAGTTAACCCTGAAGCAAAATTATTTGGTGATAATAAAACAGATAAACCTATAAGAGCTTATGTTGTGGAGACAGATGTGACTGACACACAAAAGAGGATCAACCGAATAAAACAAAGTTCAGAATTCTAATCATTTAACAAAATGGATAAAACAATATATAATCTTATGATGACTAAATTCAATTTCAAAACCGAAGAACCAATTCTTTATTTAGATTTTGATGAAGATTCCATGACTGAAGGTATGGATGCTTTATCATTCGTTGATAAACCAGCTACAGAAATTGAATGGAAGATGTTCGCAAAACTTGAGGATTCATATGATGACTATCCGAATTCAGCAACAGCAAACGCATGTAGAGCAATCAAGTACAAAGAATCAAATCCTAATTTAGATTGTGGAACTCAGGTCGGTTGGACAAGAGCATCCCAACTTTGTAATAGAAGAAGAATTTCAGTTGAGACGATCGCCAGAATGGCTTCATTTAAAAGACATCAACAAAACAAAGATGTTCCTTATGACAAAGGATGTGGAGGAATTATGTGGGATGCTTGGGGTGGAACTGAAGGTGTTGAATGGGCAATCCGTAAAATGGAAAGAATCAACAACGAGTTGAGAATGACACCCTTTTCAAAACAAGAATTTCAAGATATTGACTACGAAAAAAGAATTGTGACAGCTCCTGTAATGTTGGCTGAAACTCCAATTCTAAGATATAACCCTGATTTGGGTAAGTATTGGGTTAAATTCAAACCTGAGACAATTGAAAAAATGATGAAGAAATATTTCAAAGAAAATAAGATTCATAAAGTTAATACAAATCATGATCCAAGAACAAGTAAGGATGGAGTATACATGATGGAATCTTATATTGTTGGAGATAGAAATACTTCAAAATTATTCCCTGATCTTCCTGAAGGATCTTGGGTTGCTACTTTCTATGTTGATAATGATGAAGTTTGGAACTCAATTAAGAAAGGTGAATATAATGGTTTCTCATTGGAAGGATATTTCATTGAAAAATATGAAGATGACATGGTTGACAAATTATTAATGGAGATTGAATCTACATTAAAATCATATGTTGACGAGGATTTAATCAAAGAGAGAATAAAAAAATTACTAAATATACAATGAAACAATTTTTATTAATCTTTTTAGCATTCATTAGTCCACTTTTACCCTTAGCACTTCTTGTAACTTTTGCTTCAGTGATCGACACATTTGTTGGTCGTTGGTATGCAAGACAGAAAAAAGAAGAGGTTACTTCAAGAAAGACAAGATTGGGATTAATGAGAAAATTGATAATCTATTTCACGGCATTAGTGTTCTCATTTTTGGTGGATAGATTTATGATAAATGAGATTGCAAGAAATTACATTTGGTTTGATTGGGCTTTCACCAAATTTGTTGCCTCCCTTTTGATTTGGATAGAATACACATCAGTAGATGAGAAGATTAAATGGATAAAAGGAAAAGGTATTACAGATAGAATTGTAGAGTTCGGAAAATCTATGAAGTCGTTGATTAAATTCAAGGATGAGGTCAAATAACCTGATGTATTAAACAAAAAATAAACAAATATAATTACAAGTGATTATGAACAAAAAAACAAGTCTTATAGCAAAAATTAGAGAGCTCTTCGAAAGAGAAGAGTTTGCAACTGATTACACTGCTGCAACAGGTGAGATTATTCGTTGTTTAGGTGATCGTTTGGCTGTTGGAGAGAAAGTGGTTAACATAGCTGCTGAAAAAGAAGCTCCACTTCCTGACGGTGATTACCTTTTGAATAACGGAAAAACAATCACAGTAGCTGCGGGTGAAATCAAAGCAATAAACGAGTATAAAGCTGAAGAACAACCAGCTAATACAAATCGAGAAGAAATGGCAGATTACACAACAAAAGAACAAAAAGACACAGGTTCAATCGTTGAGAAACCAGGTGGTGAAAAAGACAAAATGGCTGACTACCCAAACAAAATCGAATCCAAACTTGCTGACGGTACTGAAGTAATGATCCTTTCTAAGGGTGATGCTTTATCTGTTGGTGATGAGGTAATGGTTAAGGATGCAGAAGGTAACTTTGTTAAAGCTCCAGCTGGTAAACATGAATTAGAAGGTGGATTAGTAATCTACACTGACGAGAATGGATTTATCAACGAATTAGAAACCAAAGAAACTGAAGAAAAAGATGACATGAAAAGCATGTTTGAAGCAGTTTCAAAACTAACTTCTTTGATTGGTGAATTGAAATCAGAAATTGATTCAATTAAAAACACAAACAAAGATTTAAATGAGAAATTCTCAAAATTTGCTGCTGAACCATCAGCGGAATCAATCACTAAAAAACAACACTTCACTAAAACTGCAGGGAAAGAAGAGAAGATGAAGTTTTTTGGTGGAAAATAAAAATAAACCTAATAAAACGAATTAAAAAATGAGTTTAAATGTAGCAGGCTTAACGGCGTATGTAGATCAAGAGCGTATGGCGTTAATCAAAAAAATGATTTTAGGTGGTAGATCAACAAGATTTTTAACAGTTCAACCTGATATTAAATCAGCAGCATCCATCAACCTATTGTCTTCTAACTTGATAGCACAGGCAGGTGGTTGTGGATTTTCAAACACAGGTACTACTATCTTAACACAACAAACATTAAATGTGTGTCCTTTAAAAGTGAACGAGTCAATCTGTCTTGACACTTTAGAAGAGTACTATACACAAGCAATGATGAATCCAGGTTCATATAACACACAAATCCCTTTCGAGCAAATCTACGCTGAGGAGAAAGTATCACAAATTTCTTCTTTGATTGACAGTTTAATCTGGCAAGGTAATACAGTTTCAGGCTCAGGTAACTTAGCTTTATGTGATGGTTTCATCAGATTGGCTGATGTTACTTATTCAGGATCTGTAGTAGATGGTAATGTTACTAACGCAACAGCTATCACAGCTTCTAACATCATCGGATTAGTTGATGACGCTGTGAATGTAATTCCAGCTAACATTATCGACATGGATGACTTGTATGTATACTGTGGATATGACTTCTACAGAACTTACGCAACAGCATTGAGAAACGCGAACTTATTCGCTTACACAGGTGCTGAAGATCAAGGTGAGTCTTTCTCTCAAATGGTACCTGGTACTAATGTAAGATTGATCGCTGTTAAAGGTCTTAACGGAACTAACAAGTTCTTCATCTCTACTAAGTCTAACATGTATTTCGGTACGGACTTATTGAATGACTATGAAAACTTCGAATTATGGTATTCTTTGGATAACCAAGAAGTAAGAATGGCTTCTAAGTGGAAACAAGGTGTGAACGCAGCGTTCTGGGATTATGTAGTATACTTCAAACTGTAATCGACAACACTAAAAAAACTAAAGGGGTGAAAGTCCCCTTTATAAAAATAAACTAAAAACAAAAACAATATAATATGGCTTTTACATGTAATTTAACAGATGGTTATGTATTGGGTTGTTCTTCAATAGGTGGTGTTGAGAAAGTTTGGATCGGTGAATGGGTTGATAATGTTCAAGTAACACAAGATTCTTGTGGTATTATCACAGGTATTTCAACTACAGGTTTAACTGTATATTCATTCGAACAAGATATCGAACATGCAGGATTGACACAAACAGGTAACTACTCAAGAGAAAACGGAACTGTATTCTATGAATCAACTTTATCAATCAAATTGATAACACTTGATTGTAATGTAAGAAACAGAATGGTTGAACTTGGTAGAGCTCCACTCTTCGCAGTAGTTAAATCTAACGCTGGTGACTACTACTACTTAGGTTTAGAGTCTTCAGGTAGAGCTTCTGCTGGTGATGCGTCACTTGGAACATTACTTGGTGATATGAATGGTCTTAACCAATCTATCTCTTGGAAATCAGCAAACGGTGCATACTTAATCAACGGAAACTTAATCGGAACTACAATCACAGTAGCATAAGATTTCTTCAGGGTCTTTCGACCTTTCTTTAAAAGCCCCCATTTTTATGGGGGTTTTTTTTTTAATCCCCTTTGTAATTTCCACCCATTGAGTACATAGCCTCAATTGCTTTTGAGAAATCACCATTACCTGGTCTTGGTTTTAAAAATTTTCCCATTTTAACATTGATTTGAATGAGTTCATCACAACTTTTACCACGAAGTAATGGGATAATATCATCTTCAGTTGTTGAGTTCGTTACAGACATTAAAAAGTCCATAGCTTCATCATATCGTTCCATTCTTGAATCGTCCAACATTCCCATTGTTCCACGAATCAAAGTATTCTTAAAAATCATTTCTTGTCTGTCCATATCTTTTTTGTTTCTACAAATATATAAATAAAACAAATAACTACCAAAAATATTTAATAAAAAAAGCATGATTAGTATTGCGAATTACCAAACTACTTTGACACCGTTCACTTTATTGGAGAAAACAACATTTCCATTAAGTGCAACTACCTATATACTTCAATTGAATGGTAAAGAATTACATGATGAGACCTTGTTATTTTTGACTGGAGATACTTCAGCTAATGTGAATAGATATAACTATTTCCCAATTGATTTATCTCCTTTGAATCTAACGCCAGGTCAATATGACTATACCGTTTGGCAGAATACAGGAAATACACTTTCTACTTCTGCTTTAACAATAAACGATGTGGTTGAAACAGGATTGGCAACAATCTATGGAACAACTCCGACACCTGATCCTGTATATGCACCAACAGGTCAAACACAATATGTATTTACTTAATTATGAATGTAGAACAAAACATAGAAAAACCAAACAACGAAAAAGGTCTACCTGTTAGAATATTCCAATTTAATGAGGCTTATGTACCACCAATTTATCAATTTGTTAAAAAGGGTGAATATCATTTTATTTCATTTGGTCAGGATAACCTATATCCTGTATTTCTCTTGGAGTTATACAATAACTTTGGATCACCATTAAATAAGGCAATTATTAACAAGAAAGTTAAAATGTCCACTGGTTTTGGTTACAAACCATTACTTGATGAAAGATTAAAACAATGGGCTCGTAGAAATAACCTTGAAAGATTGTTCTTATATATCTCAAAAGATTTTGAAATTTATAATGGATTCTGTATGGAAGTAATTTGGAATAATGGTGGTACATCATTTGATTTGAATTATATTCCAATCCATACTGTTAGAATTGGTATCAAAGAAGAAGAAGATGAAGAAGACTATTTTTGGTATTCAAAGGATTGGGCTAATATTAAAAAAGAAGAAAACAAACCTGAGTACATTAGAAAATTTGATCCTAACAATAGAACAGGTCGTCAATTGATTTATTACATTGAACCTAACCCTGCAATGACTCACATGTATCCAATTGCTAACTATTCAACGGCAATCAACTACATTGACTTGGATTATCAAATTGGTAAGTTTCATATCAACCAAGTTCGTCAAGGATTTGCTCCTTCATTTATCTTGAACTTTGGAACAGGTATTCCAACTCAAGATGAACAAAATCAATTCTATAGAGAATTTCAAAGAAACTACAAAGGAGCTGATGGGGCTGGTAAAATCATTTTAACCTATAGTGATGGTGGTGATCAAAAACCTGAGTTAATTCCAATCAATTTAAATAACTCTGATGAGAGATTTATCATGTTACAAGACATGGTAGAAAAAAACATCACACAAGCTCACGAAATGCCACTTCAGTTGGTATCATTCCAACCAGGTAAATTGGGTTCATCAGATGAGAGAAAAGAACTAATGGCAGAGTTTCAAACATACTATATTGCAATTAGACAAAATCAATTGGAAGAAGCAATCAATGGCTTACTTGAAACAATAGGATTTACAGAAAAGATCGTATTAAAAAATTATGTGAGTGCTGATGACTCAGGAGTATTAAGTCAAAATCCTGAAGAACCTATTCAACAAGCTGATTCACAAGTAGAAAATAAAACATTAGAAAACCAATAAAATGTCATATACACCAGTAGTCTATTTTATATCAACAGAGTACTTAAGAGCTCAAACGCCAATTGAAGACAATGTTGATGATACAAAACTTACACCGTACATTATTCAGGCTCAAGATACATACCTCCAAGAAGGGATTGGAGAGACTTTCTATGATCGTTTGAAGGATGGTGTTAAGTTTAACAATTTAAATACGGATGAAGCAAATTTCATGAGAAATTTCGTTCAACCACAAATTGCTCAATATGCGTTTTATTTGGCCATGCCATTCATCGCATTTAAAGCTACCAATAAATCTGTATCAAAAGAATCAAGTGAATACTCAGCTCCTGTAGATCTTAGTGAATTGAAATTTTTAAGAAGTAATGTATTGGATATTGCTGAATTCTATAAGAGAAGAATGATTAAGTATTTGTTGGATCATCCAAGTATGTTCCCTCAGTACAATAATCCAAACTCTAAAGATAACATGCCAAAATCTATTCAATCTTATTTTGGTGGATTATATATCCCTTATGGATACAATAGAGGACTGGCACCAAATTATCTTGAACCTTATGGAACAATATCCCCATGTGTTGGATGTGGGGGTTACATTGGAGGTTTTAACGGAACAAATCCTTATTAATTATGTGTGATATTAATTATACTTTTGAAGAATTATTATACCATCCAAAATTGAGTGATGATTATAAAATTCAGTATTTTGAAGAAATGGTAAATGAAGATGTATTTTGTGATTGGTTTGAATCATTGAATAATCTTGGAATATCAATATCAAACTTGGGAATTGATATAGCTGATTTAAACTCATTAGATTACATATGGGATATTAACGATGAAGATAAAGGTATTCCATCAGAAACGACTCAGTTCGCTTCTCAGGAGCAATTTAGAGTGATAAATCTATATCGTTATATTTCAAGAGAATATGGACCTTCATACATTGGACCAAATACGAGAAGATTTTGTAAAATGGTTGTATCAAGAACAAATAATTCTTTGATGAGATATGAAGATATAGTTAGATTAAATTCACAAAACCCTGGTTTAGGAAAAGGTGGATCTGATACTTATTCAGTATTTGAATGGAGGGGAGGAGCAAACTGTAAACATATTTGGGTTAAATACAAATATGATACAGAATCAAGACAATTGGTTCAAGCGCCAGTAACTGATCAACCAAAAAATGTACAAGTGAATGGCATGGTTCCATATGCAAATGGAACAAATACTCCACCACCAAGAAATTAAATTGTAAAAAGAAAAAGGGACTAACCACAAGTCCCTTTTTTTTTATTAGAAAAACCCTCCGTCAAAATAAATGATACGACATAACAGAACAGAAAATCAGGAGGGTTAGTTAAATTCAGTAATATAAATATATTTATTCATTTTCATCTTGTAAAGATTCATCATCAGTACAAGTTAATATTGCCCATAATAATTCTAATTTATCCATTTTGTTTCTTTTTTCTACCTCGATTATCTTTAAATAGTTTTTCGACATAATATCCTTTTTTGGTTACAAAACCTGAATGTATAAAATTTGTAACACTTCTTGCTGGAATTGTGTTAAAAAATTTCTTAACATCAGCACCACTAAAACAAGGTAATAAAAAATTTTTATTTTTTACACTCTTAATATAATATTTCACTGGTCTTAAAAAATCATATTTCATTTTAACCTTAATTCTAAACTTATATTTTTTTAATTCATCAGGTGTAATTGAAAGCTCATCAACAATTTCTTTATTAGATTTATTTTGTAATAGACAATCTAATATTTGTCTTTCTACCATAGAATATTTCGGTTGTTGAATATAGCTTTTAGCTATACCATGTAAATATTCCTTATATTCTATTTTTTCTAATTCAGATTCTTGGTCATCTTTTATTTCCCAAAACTCAGCTACTGGTGTTTCACGACGAGTTTCTTTTCTTTGAAATGATGTACAGTAATTCCTTAATACTATAAAACTATACCCTTTTATTTGTTCAAAATCAGTTGATAAAGACCCATCTTCTATCTTTGAATTCAAAATAAGAATAGTATCTTGAACAATATCTTTTTTATCATCAAAGCTTATGAAATTACAGACAGATATTGTATTAACTAAATGTTTTAATTGTTTATATAATTCATTGTATATTTCCATTAGATAAGTATAATATAATTATTTAAAATCTGTTATTTAGGTCAGAAAAAATCAAGTCATCCCCCTACCCCCTAATAGAAGAATGACTTAACCTAACCTTAATCGTTATTTGAGGCTGCTAATTTGTTACAAGTCGTAGAAGAACAGGGAAAAGCATTTAACAGGATTTGTAAGGTTATATCCCTCCTTTACATGCATAAAGCCCACTCACATTCATTTAATAAGTATCATAATAATTTCAAAAGTTCAATACATATAGAAAAAATTTATAAACAAAATTATTATATAAATTTTCTCTATCTACAAAACTTTTCATTACTACTCTATATTTATATTTATGGAAACAGAACTGATTAACCAAATTGTTCAATCATTAGAAACTTGGAATGAACCACAAAGAGTTGGGGAAGAAGTAAGAGCAATGATCGACACATTAATTGCTGACCAAGAAGATGAAATTTATTATTTTCTACTTCAAATTATAGAATCAAACCCAAATGATTACGACTTAGGAAGAGCAATTAGAAGGATCTATATACCACTAAAAACAATTGTGAATGATAAGGGATCTCCTGAAAGAAATAACGAAGCCTAATACAATTTACGACGAAATTATTGATAATATTATCCGTCCAAACTTTCACTTAAAACCAGCATTAATAAGTGAATTAGCAATTTCATTTTTAGAAAATGAGATAAAAGTAAATGAGGTTATTAAAAAAGGATATTTCCTCTATTACTTCATCAGAGCAGTTAAAAATAATGTTCATAGTAGTACCAGTCCATTTTATAAAAATACAGTCATTAGAGACAATATATACTATGATAATATTGATTTAATTGATGATTCAGATATAGAACAAAAAATGGAGAATGAAGAAAGATATCTACGAATAGATAAAATCTATACAAAAATACCAAAAACATATTTTCAAGAGTTTGTATTTCAAGAATATTTCTCCAAAGGAAAAACATACAGACAAATAGCTAATGAAAATGAGAATGTCTTCTCCCACTGTTTAGTATTTCACGAAGTAACAAAAATTAAAAAAATTCTTAAGGACCTATTGGAAAATTCAAAATAAAATACCTATATTTGTTGTATAACAATTAACAACAGAAATATGTGTAATTTAACCGATAACTTTATGGAAGACGCAATCTTCCACATGAGATTAAAAGCCGAATACGAACTTAGAATGTGGAAAGAATTCGTAGATCAAAAAGAAGCTGAAGAGAAAGCTTATGACAAAATGGCAGAAAAACATTTCAGTGATTTAGAAGAATATGAAACTGCCATGATAGAAAAAGAATATCGTAGAATACAAGAATGGGAGGATTTACAAACAGTTAAATAAATAATATGGCACAGTCACAAGGAAAACAAATCAGTACACAGAGTAATTTAAAATTTATTCAAGAGTATTCAAACTCTTGCAACAAATGTCTTACATTGGTTGAGACAATTCAAATCGTAACAGTTCTTAATGATTTTGTTGAGAATGGTTATTCAAAAGAAATCAAAGATCGTTTTGAAAAAATTGATCAATTGGTATTTGGTAAAAAAACACAATAATTTTTAATGACGAGAAAATGGGGGGATTCAAACAATATCTTCCATATTATATCCCCCTTTTTCCTATCTTCACAACAAATTCAATGTATTGTATATTTATTATAAAATCTAAGAATATATGATAACAAAGGCATTTTACGAAAAAATGAATTATTTTGTGGAATTAAGAAGATTCACACCAGATGATGCAAGAGAAATGGAAGCAGCAATTAGAATGACTTTCAATCCAACATTTACGATATGTACACATTGTAGAGCAGCAATACAACATGCTCAAGTGATGATTAAGAATTGGTTATCTCAACAACAAATCATTGAAGATATCAAACCTATGGTAGAGACTGAAAAGCCTCTTTTTGACATGCCCATTTTAGATACGAATGTAGATGTTGTAGAAGCAGACAAACAAGGGTGTTCAAAGTGTAATCGTAGAAAAAAACAAAACAAAGGATAAAATGATTTGGAGATTATTTAAACCAAGACAAATAGTTAAAGTATCATTACCAACAGATATAACAGGAGAAGAACATAAAGTCATTCTAAACGATTTAAATAAAAAATTTGGTAGAGAATACATAATAGCGTTAGTAATATCTTCAGAACTAAAAGAAATAAAAATTGAGATAATAAAATGAAATGTTTGATCTATCCCATATTGGGAATAACCTTTTGGTATGTTGTAATCCATTTTATAATAAAATACTGGTAAAATAAAAATTAATATGAGCCTATCAATCAAACACAAAGCATTCTGTGATGAGTATTTATCCAATGGTATGAATGCTCTTAGAGCCTATGCTACGGTTTATAAAGTAAGTGATTCAGTAGCAGGTCCAAGTGGGGATAGATTGCTTAAAAATGCTAAAGTCAAAGATTACCTCCAAGAACAAGGACAAAAGACAGCAGAACGACTACAAATAACTAAGGAAGGACTTCTAAATGATCTACAAGATATTAAAATGAGAAACTTAGGATCAAGAGATCAGTTATCAATGAAAGCAATTGAACTGATTTCAAAGATGAGTGGATTTGATGCCCCAATAAAACAAGATATAACAATCTCAGAACAACCCCTTTTACCAGATGACGAAATTTGAATTTGACACCTACCATTTATTATTAAGTGATGACCCATGTAGTATATTTGAATACTACGAAGAAGCTAAACTATGTGGTTTAGATTATCATGATTGTATATTTAGAGAGAATACACCTGAGGATAGTTATCTTGCAGGTTTATGTAACATGATACCAGGTTCAAAGGATAAACAATTCGTTTTCATTAACTTATTGAAATGTACTGATAACTTATCAACAATTCTTTTGATCAACCATGAATTAATGCATCATTCGTTGTATCTACATACCTATAATCTACACAGAGAAGAAGAGATCATTAGTTGGGCAGAACAAGAGACAAGAAAAGTATACGAGATAATAAAAAATGAATTACAAGCAAACAACAGCTCTGAAGAAGATAAGAGCTCTGAAGAAACGAATTAAGGTCATACAGGGAGGATCATCAGCAGGTAAGACAATAGCAATTCTAATCTTACTTATTGATCGTTGTATAAAAACACCTGGTTTAGAAGTATCCGTCGTTTCAGAATCAATACCACATTTGCGTAGGGGTTGCGTTAAGGACTTTTTAAAAATCATGAAAGACACAGGTAGATTCATTCCTTCAAACTACAATAAAACTCTTCTACGATACGAATTTACAAATGGATCATACATTGAGTTCTTCTCAGCAGATAGCGAAGAAAAATTAAGAGGGGGTAGAAGACAAATCCTTTATATAAATGAGTGTAATTCAATTCAATACGAATCCTATCTACAATTAGCAATCCGTACATCAGCGGATATCTATTTGGATTATAACCCATCATCTAAGTTTTGGTGCCATACTGAGGTCATAGGTCAAGATGATACTGATTTTATTATTTTAAATTATAAAGATAATGAGGGACTTCCAATTGAGATTGTTGCGATGTTGGAATCAAATAGAGAGAAAGCTAAAACAAATACATATTGGGAGAATTGGTGTAGAGTATATCTTGATGGTGAGATTGGTCAAATTGAAGGAACAATCTATACTGATTTTGATGTAATAGATAAAATCCCTGAAGAAGCAAGATTACTTGGTTATGGATTAGACTTTGGTTTTAGTCAGGATCCTGCAGCTTTAGTTGCCCTCTACAAATATAACGATTACATAGTAGTGGATGAGATCGTTTATGAGACAGGATTACTTAACTCAGAATTAGCAAGTCGAATGAAACAACTTGAGATAACCTCAGAAATATATTGTGATTCTGCCGAACCCAAATCCATTCAAGAGTTAAAGAGATATGGACTCAAAGTAAAACCTGTTGAAAAAGGAAAAGACAGTATCAATTATGGTATTCAGATTCTTCAACAAAAACATATGTTAGTAACAAGACGATCTACTAATGTCTTAGATGAATTCTCAAAATATATGTGGAAAAAAAATAGAGATGGGGGATATGATACAACTCCTGTGGACTCAAATAACCATGCCTGTGATGCTTTAAGATATGCTGCCATGATGTTACTCGGAGTTAGAAAAGAAAACAGGGCTACAATGCCATTTAGAATAATGAACGCTTAAATTGAATATTATGACAAGAACAGAAAAATGTGAAAGATTAAAAAAAATTGGATATACCTATAACATGGATACAGGTGAAATCTTTGGAATAAAAAATAATTTAATTAGAAGAAAACGATCAGGATATATTCAAATCAATTGTGGAAAAGAATATGGATATTTAGCTGGTCATCATTTTGCTTGGTGGTGGGTATATGGTAATACTGATTTTGAGCAATTAGATCATATAAATAGAAATAGATTAGATAATAGAATTTCCAATTTAAGAATTGTAACAGGTTCACAAAACCAGTTTAATCGTGACCCAAAAGGTTATTATTGGCATAAAAGACAAAATATGTATAGATCAGCAATTAGAGTTTATGGTATATTAAAAGATCTCGGTGGATTCAAAACAAAAGAAGAAGCAAAGAAGGCTTATCTTGAAGCAAAAGCCAAATACCATATCATATAAAAACATTCCCCAATAGCTTATATTTATTTAAGAATGAAAAAGAATAAACAAAAAATCCTGAAGAATGATTGAAATAAACATTGAATTAGATGATGAGGTAAAACAATACCAATTCCCAACAAGTTGGTCTGAAGTAACAATAGATCAATTTGGTAAGTTATACTCAATTGATAAAAATATGCATCAAGGTGCTTTCTATACCTTTGAGTTGTTACATCAGTTGACTGGTATTAATAGAGAAATTATTGAACAAATTGATTATGATAGTTTTACTGAATTGGTTAAAAACTTACAGTTTGTCTATCAACCAATTGAAGAGAAAAAAAACCAATCTGTAATTGTGGATGGGGAGGAATATTTTTTATACACTGAGTTCAATAAGTATACAGCAGGTGAGATCATATCAATTGAGACAATACTTCAATCAGCAAATAACGAAATAATGAAGGTTATGCCTCAACTTCTATGTATTTTTTTAAGAAAGAAAAAAGAGAATGGAAACTTGGAGAAGTATAAAACCACATTTATGCAACGAATAGAAAAATTTAAAACTATCAAGGTGGATGAAATAAATCACATCTTTAGTTTTTTTTTAACTGGAAGAGATTTATCAGCCAACAATACAGCGGTCTCTTCCGAAGCCAATTAACAAAACCACCAAAAGAGAATGAAAGATTCTCAAAGAAACTTGGTGAAAAGAAAAAATTGGATGAGAGATATGTATGGTTGGACTTTGTTTATAAATTGATGAAAGAACTCAATAAAACGGATGAAGATGTATATAAAATGAATTATGTGTCTTGTCTGAATTGGTTGGGATATTTTAAAAATAAAGAAGAATTAAAAGATAAAAATAGCGTATAATGCCAATTACAAGTATTGTTAGTATAAATCAGTTGATTACTTGGTTTGAGGATTTCCAACAGAACCATTATTTCCTTAAGGATTTTGGATTTGGAGAGCCATATGATATTGGAACCTCAAGACAAATGGATTTCCCTTATATGTGGGTGACAATGAATGAGGATTCCTCAATTCAAACAGCATCCAATGTAAAATCAGCAATTCCTGATATTTCATTTTCTGTGATGTTTATGGATAAGATCAACAACCAACCAAATTATTTGGATCAAAATGGTTTTCAATCTGATAATTCACAAGAGATTTTATCTGATACTCTACAATGTCTTCAGGATTTAATTACAATGATTCAACAAAATTGGGGTCAATATGGTGTTTTAATCTCACAGGATGTATCTTTTTATCCTGCTGTTGATGAAACTCAAGATAAAGCAACAGGAGTTGTTGCTCGTATTGTTTTAAGAACAAGACAAGTCAACTGTGTTATTCCTGAAGCCCCAACAACAATCGTGGTTCAACCTCAACAAGCAACTTATGCCACACTTTTAACCTGTGAAACATTAGATGATTGTTCTGTATTTCAAACATATGCTTATACAGGTGGGACATTTACAAACGGAACAATCACATTAGAGAGTATAAATGGAAATACATTATCAGTAACAGGAATTACAGGGGGTGGAGTAAATCAATTACAGACACCATATGTAGTAACTCAAATCCCACTTGTTACAGGTACAACAAACCTTTCAATAGGAATTGATGCAAATAACGGATTAACTCAAGTAGTTACTTATACCGCAGATACAGCAACTTATGGTACGAATAGTTTGAATATACAAATTACAGGAATGACTAACTTTCAAAATGGGGATGTCTTATATTTTGGACTTGATGGTTACAATTTATCAACATCTCCTCAAGCATTTACAATTTGTCAGGTAGAATATAATGCATTATTACCACAAGGTTATAATTTGATTGGTAGTGTAGCATTACCAAATTATTTACCTGATGTTTCAGTTATTTGTATGTGTCCTATATGGAATAATCATCCTATTGTATTAAATAATGGTGGAGTAAGCCCACTACCAGGTGTATCACTAATATAAAATAATATGGGACTTGAAATAATAAAAGACGGAAAATTGGTTCATAGTGATAACAAACCTGAACCTACAGAAATTGAAAAATTAAATAAGATAATTGAACAACAACAAATATTGATTCAATACCTTAATAATCAAATCAAGGATTTGAAAGAAAACAAAAAATAAATAAAAATATTTACATAAAAAGAAATTATGGCACAAGATAATCAATTTGGGTTTTACAGAGATGTTCAATTAAATAACGGAGCACTTGTAGTGACAGGTATTACTGGTGGAGGGGGTTCAGGTACTTCAGGTACAAGCGGAGCCGCAGGTACATCAGGTACTAATGGTACTTCAGGAAGTGCTGGTACTTCAGGAAGTGCTGGTACTTCAGGAACTTCAGGTGGGGGTGGAAGCTCAACACCATTACCAGGAATACATTTCAACACTGATCAAGTTTCAAATCAATTGGGATTGATAGGTTTAACAACAATTTATGGGCAAGTAGCATTAACTTCATTTGGAAATAGAGTTATGTGTTATCCTGTGATTCCAGCACAAGATACAGATATTTCATATCTTGTAGTAGATCAAGGTGGAACTGGTTCAGGTGGTGAAGCAAAACTTGTAATTTATAATAATTTGAATAATTATCCTAATACATTAATTCGTGAATCAGCAACAATAGACTTATTTATGGGCGGTGGATGTTGTAGAATTCATAATGCCGCAATCACTCCAATAACATTAAGTGCGGGTACTCAATATTGGATTGGTATTGCTTTGAACGATAGTAATATGTCAAGTATATCACTTTATTCTTATGATGTTGGAGGATTAATGAGTATAGGTAGACCAAATACAGCAGATGGTACAGGAGTTCAATGGAAAATTGCAGTATCGGCGGTATATTCATCATGGCCTACAGTTCCTTCTACATTTGTTAGTGGTGGAAATGGGTCATTTTATGGTGGAGCAGTAATTGAAGGTTTTTATGGACAAACGAACCCATTACCTGCAGTATTCGTAAAATTTACATAAAATTAAATATATTAAAAGAAATGGCAATTAAGCAAATTGTAACTTGGGAATTAGACGGTACTATGACTGTTGAAGAAGTAGAAGTTTTTGAAATTGATACACAAATTCAAATTGAACAAAAAGAACATGAATTGATTAGAATTTATAATGAAATTCAAGAATTAAAATCAAGAAATAATGAATAAATTTGAATTTTTTCAAAATATACAACTTGATCAAAATGGTGCTGTTGAAGTAGTTTCAGTATCAGGTATGACTGATTCTACAATTACAACGCCAGGTAATCAAGAAGAATTTTTTAATCAAATTGAACTTGATGAAAATGGTAAATTAAAAGTTTACATCAAAGGTTCTTAATATTTGTGCCCTCATCAATACTTTTTGTATTGAATATATTTAAAATTATATGGCAGACAAAATTATTGATACAAAATTGGCTAATGAATTCGGCAAGGACTATGTAAAAGTTCTTGTCGATTTATTAAAGAATAATAAACCTTATCCAAAAGTTGCTTCAGGATCATTAATCAATTCAATCAATTATAGACTTCAAGATACGGCTTATGGCATCAATCTTATTCTATTAGCAAATGATTATTTAAAATGGGTTGATAGAGGTAGAAAACCTGGCACATATCCCCCAATTCAAGCAATCCAAAGATGGGCAACTATCAAAGGAATCCCAAAAGAAGCTGCTTGGGCAATTAGAACAAATATCTATAAGTTTGGAATCAAACCAACAAGAGTGTTGGCTAAAACAAGATTCACACTTGAAACCAATAGAAAATATATCAACAAATATGAAAAATCTATTGTAGAAATAATTACAAAAAATATTGAAAAAGATTGGATTATCGTAGAACAGTCATTAAGATTGAATAAAAACACTTAATCCAAATCAATATTTAATCAAAAACAATGGGTTATTCAGCAATTACATTACCAAATCAGTACATGGCTGCTTATTCAGCCATACCATTAAAATTATATGATACTGAATTTGATCAAGTATCACAATACAAATATATTGTAAATGCCATTTATGATACAGTTTTTGCAACTTCAGCAACGACTGCTTCATACAATGGACAAGTATATACATTACTTGTTACATCAACTCCTCATGGATATTCAGTTGGGCATACAATTATTTTAGATGATACTGCAAATAACAATCTTCAAACAGGTTATTATAACATTTTATCAATACCTCAGCCAAATCAACTAATTATTGATTTATTTCCAACAGTATTATTTGTTTCGTTCCCGATTCGATTATCTCAATTCTACAAGTGGAAACTTACTCCTGACTTAGATGGATATGGAAAACTTGATATGTCTAATGTAATGAAAGATTTGGTATCTCAAAACTTAACGGGACAAACTGTTGATTATGCTCTTACTTACGATGGGCCTGACACAAAAAAATGTTTTGGATTACTTTGTGGTTATGAATCTCAATATGTTTTTGAGTTTGAAGATAATATCTTTTCCACAGGTGGTACTGTAGGATTTCAAAATTCTACAATAACTTCATTATCAGGAACACCATTTCAAGTAGGTCAAGTTATTCAAATTCAACAGAATCCTGTCGCTTGGGGATATACAGGAATTACAAGTGTTGCTGGTAGTACAACTTATCAATCAAATCAACAACATTCATTTTTAGCAGGTCAACAAATTCAAGTTCAAGGTCAGACAACATTACAATCATATAATGGATTTACAACTGTATTTAATCCAATAACAAGTACAAGCTTAACATCACCACAAACTTATGTAGGATCATCAAATGTACCTGGTTATATCTATGGTATACCAAGACCAAGTTATAACACTACAGCAACTATAACAGGATTATATATTGATCCCACTTATGGTTTGGTTGTTCAAACAAATATTGCTTGGGCAGGTTCATCAGTTCCAATTACAGGTCAAATTACATATCCAGGAAATCAATTAACAACAGTGATAAATGAATATATTGATTATGAGGCATTTTGTATTTATAACGCTCATGTAAATAGAGCAGATTACACTTTAAGTTTTTTTGACAAATATGTGGTTCAAAATAGAGCATTTTCAGGAAATAATATCTCAACAGTTCTTAACACTGAGACATGTTACAGAATTGAACCTAATACAGTTGGATTCTTATTAGTTCATTCTTCAACAGCTTCATTAAGTGATGGTATGTTATATCAATTCTTAAATTCAGCAGGAACAACATTGGGAGCAATTAGAATTGCTAAATCAGTATCAACACAAACTGACTTCTATGCTCCAATTGGATTACAACAAATCGCAGGATCAAGTTATGTGGATATTACAGGAACATTTAGTTCATACTCAGGACAAGTAGACACATATGTATGTTATGTATACGATGCTCCATTTGGTTCACCAGTTCAAAGAACAAACGATATTTGTTTTAAATTAAATGGGGATTGCTCAATGTATGAGATCTATCATCTAATGTGGAAAGACCAATACGGTTCATTTATATCTTACCCCTTCATTTATATGTCTCGTGAATATATTGAAAGTGATAAGAAGACATATTATCAACAAGAAGGAACTTGGGAATATGATACATTTGGTTATGATGATTATGGTGTTGGTGAAAAAACATTCTACCAAAGATCAAGAGAATCATATACTCTTAATTCAGGGTGGTTATATGAGTTTGAAAGGAATTTAATTAGAGATTTGATGCAATCCCCTTCTGTGTACTTACAAACTCCTGACAATCGTTTATTTAACTGTCATTTGGATGAATCTAAAGTAGAGATATTCAAGAACATTAACGAGCAATTGTTCTCATATACATTCAATGTGAGAGTAAGTAATAACGAATTTAGATTCTAATTTATGAGTGGTATAAATCAATTTAAAATTGTATCATTAGGTCAGACTCTTGATACCTATGACGACATAGATATTTCATTAACTTATCAAATTGATGATATTGAAGATATTACTGTCAAAAAGTCATCATTTTCTAAAACCATTATTTTACCTGGTACTCCTAAGAACAATGAATATTTCAAAAATATCTATGATCTTAACATTGATATTGCCAACACAAGTTATAATCCAAAAAAAGCATTACCTGTTCAAGTTCTAATTGGAGATGAATTGGTATTTCAAGGAAATCTACAACTTCTAAATGTAATTACAAATCAAAAACAAGTTGATTATGAGATTGTAATTACAGGTGTATTCAAAAACATTATTATTTCTTTTGCTGATTACTACTTGAATCAATTAAATTTGGATGAGTATGATCACTATAGAAATGAAAATACAATAACTAATACATGGGATAATTATATTTCAATAAATAATCCTCTGTCTTCAATTTTAACTCAACCTGGTGAAGGATATATTTATCCAATTATTGTAACAGGACAGAACCCTGTTACAGCAGCTAATGGTTCAATTAAATTCAATTCATTTGATTTAAACCCTGCTGTATATGTTAAAACTCTAATTGATAAAATGTTTGAGTTTGCAGGATATACATACACCTCAAATTTCTTTAATTCAGACTATTTCAGATCACTTGTAATTCCAACTGATACTCCACAATATTCAAGTGAGGATATTGACAATAAAACAGTAAGAGTAACTTGGGATAACCCAGCACCATTTGTTATTCCATCAGGTGTAACTCAAGTTAATAGTTATCTTTTTAGTCCAGCAAGTACATTAGGTGGAACAGTTGCTCTTACCCCAATGTTACAGAAATCAACATCATATTGGTCAAATTTTACAAATGGATCATGGTGGTTTCCAATGACTGTTGAATCCGGAAGTTATGGTGGTAATCAAATGCAAGATCCAAACAACGAATGGAAGGGAGATTCCAATGTTTGGAGATATACTTGTCAAACTGCAGGATTTTATTCAATTGATTTGGATAATTCTTTTTACATGTTTTGGAAACATAAGACAGGAGCAAGTTTCAAATATATTTCAGGATCATTATCTTATGTTGCAAGAATTTATAAGGTTGCAATTAATGGTCAAACAACATTATTACAAGGAACAAATATATTAACCATTACTCCGCCAATTGCCGGAACTGTTGGATTATACAGTGGAGGTGCTTATACAATACCTACTTCAGGAGTTATTCCTTCAGGTTTTTTAGCCACAGGTAATCCATATGTGATGAATTTCAATATTCCATCTATATGGTTAAATGCTGGTGAACAAATTAGAATTAATTTTCAATTATTATATCCACCGACTGTTAGTTGGACTTCAGTTTCTGATTTAGTTTTTGTTGCGGCTATGACTCAAAGAACAATTAGTGGAACTGTTAATCGTTTAGAAATTAAACCAGCGGTTACAACCAATTATTCAATCAACAGTATAATTAAATTGAATACATATCTTCCAAATATGAAGATGAGAGATTTTTTCATCAACATAATTAAGATGTTTAATTTGATGGTTAGTGATAACCCAAACTCGGATAATGACCTGATAATTGAGCCAAGAGACGATTATTTTAATTCAAAAAGAAAAGTTAGGGATTGGACCTTAAAACTTGATTACGATCAAGATGTTAAACAAACTCCAATGTCAGAATTGGATACAAAAACATATAAGTTTACTTATACAAAAGATGAGGATTATTACAATAATTTATATGAACAACAATCAGGTAGAGTATATGGTGATTATACCGTAGATTTTATTAATGATTTTTCAACAAATGAGAAAAAACTTGAATTAGATTTTGCTCCAACTCCTGTAAGTGATAATATTATTACCCCAAGAATTGCTCCGTTCTTCTGTGATATAGATACAAATAACGCTTTAAAACCAATTAAGGTAAAACCTCGTATTTTATTCACAAAGAAAATTCAAACACCAAATAAGTTTTTTACTATTACAGATTATCCAACTCAAGCAGGTGTTGCACAATATGAATATGTTTATGCTGGTATGTACGATGATCCAACTGATCCAACATATTCACTTGAATTTGGAAACTCAAATGTGTTGTATTATAATACATCTATCTGCTGTCCAAATAATAACCTTGTAAATCAGTTTTATCTTTCTACATTGAATGACATTACTGATGTAAATTCAAAGTTATTAGAAGCATATTTTCATTTGACTCCAAGTGACATTAATCAGTTTGACTTTAGAGATATCATCTTGATAGATAATTCTTATTGGAGAGTTAATACAATTGTGGATTATAATCCGAATGCGATTGATAAAACTACAAAGGTAATTTTATATAAATTAAATTACTTAGATATTTTTTATGGTAACAATAAAGAGGTTGCTTTATCTGAAATTGACTGTCCTGAAGATATTGTGGCCAAAAAAGTTAAACCTTATGGATATATCTATGTCTCACTTTCAAACCAAGTCATAAGTGAAGACTGTTGTGCTTATTACGGTGGTATATGGACAAATGGATTTTGTGTAGCAACTCAAACTACAGTCAATAACCCAAATCAATATCCAGGAGCTAATCCGACAGTAACAGCTATTCAACCTGAAAATCAAGTAAGATCAGGTTCAATTTATTTGGAGAGACCATTTGAGATGTTGAAAAACTTAAATGTAATCAACTCAGACACGGTAATTGTTAAAGGTGAAAATAATTTTGTTGAACAAGGAGCTTCCAACTCAATGATTATTGGTACAAATAACTCAATTCCATCAGGTGTAACAAACTCTTTGGTTATTGGTGATGGGATTGATTTCCCAACATCAAATAGTTTAGTTGTCGGGGATATAAAAATCTCTTCAGATGGAATAGGATATTACTATGTTTATTTTATCGATGGTGGTTTTGAGACTGTTATGTATGATGGAAAAACAAATCTAATTGATATTATTGATGGAACATTTGAATCTGTAAGAAATTATGGAGGTGATTCTAAATTAAGACCAATCATTTCAGGAGCAAATCAAGTAATTCAATAAAAACGATTTTATAATTAAAATATTTACAAGAAAACAAAATGGCAGATAAGATTGAATACTCAAGGATGTTGGTCAAAAGAACGGCTCAGACAGGAGAAGTCCCAACAATTCCGCCAGTAACAGCAGTAACCTTAAATCAAATGATTCCAACAGATCTATTTGTTGGTGAGTTTTATTTGAATGAGGTTGATGATTTATTATGGATTAGAACTGAAAATGGTATTTTACCTATTTCTTTATCAGGATCAACAGGATCAACTGGTAATCAAACTTTAACACAAGTATTATTTCAAGGTAATGCCACAAATGGATATAATATTGAAGTATCAAATGGTGATACAATTGTATTTAGTGGTTTATCATCAGGAGTAACATCTCAATTCTTAGGAATTGATGCAAGTGGAAATACAATAGTGTCGAGT